ATAAGCAGCTAGGACTTCATTGCCGTACATAGCAGAAGTAACACCAGCTGCACCAGCGACAGTACTCAGTTTAATCACTGCGCCACCAGCGTTGTCATAAACCAGAGGTTCGTACCCACGCTGAAAGAAGTACACCTTGTCATTAAAGTTGACCATCTTCCAAGCATCAGAAGTAATCGTGTAGCTGCCTGGAGTTTCGTCAACAAGAGTAGTAGTACCGCTGAGTATCTTGTTGTTGCCTACTGAGAAGATTTTAGTGTTGCCTAAGTCGTCTCTGAACTCCTTCATTGCAACAATAGTTGCCGTACCTAACTCAGTCTTGTCCGTAGTAAGGACAGTGATGCCTTTACGTGCAGCAATACGACCACGTTTGTCAATCACAGCATTGTCAGCTGTTTCAGCAAAAGACGGGTCCTGAGCTAGAGGCGAGTCTTCAGTATTAATACCTTTGAACGCCGGAGCTACAAGATTAATACTTTTCAGTTCTTGAGCCATACAGAGCTACCTCAGGGTGTAAAGAAAATAAGTTCTTCTGGGTGTCTACCAGCGTCCTGTGCAATAGCGTCCGACAGGTACTTATTAGCAATAGAGAAGTACTCCTGTGTCGAAGTACCTCCCGTCTCACCACGTTCTCGTGCAGCCAGTGCTACAGCTAAATGAATCACAGGTGCTGAAGGAATCTCAAGCGTGTCGTCATTTCCACTTAAAGCTGCGTTACGTACAGCCCCACTAAAACGCAAAGTGTAAGCAGCGTCTGGCTTTGGATACACGTCAATATACATATCATCATTAGTGTCCGTATTTCTGTACGTGTAGTACCTAGGTGTTCCTGATACTGGCGTCCCTACAAAATACTGCTCGTCAAGCCAGTTGTTAGTCTGGTACTCCATAACGAAGCCAGACGTTTCATTAATGATGTTAAACTCTTTAATTTTGTTTTTGCTGTTAGTTAAAGCATAAGTATAAACACCAGCAGAAGTCGTAATAGTCAGCGGGTTTCTAAGAGCCGACCAGTCCCAAGCGTTTTCCACAAGGTCCTTAGAGTCATTAACGAAGTCCCCAATGAGCTTACTGTAAGAAGTAGACTGTACAGTAGTTACTTCAGTTTCACGAAGTCTTCTTAGGACATTATTGACCAATTCTAGATAAGTCATTAGTACATTCCTTGAAACAAGCTTTGTTGAATAATACGATTAAGCTCAACGTCATAATCTCTGGGCTGATAGTAGACACCCACGAACTCCGGTATTTGGTAACTTAGGCCACCCATGTAGCCCTGGAATGGCTTGGGTGAAAACATGCCGCCTGCGCTAACTGGTGCGCCATCATCAGTTCCGTCACCGCCGTCGCCATCGCCAATTCCGTCTGTGCCAATACCTTCGACACCATCGCCTTCATCTCCAGTGCCTTCAGTTCCTCCGCCAGTCCCTACAGTTGTTGTGTCTCCTACGTCACCAGCACCAGTACCTGCGTCTCCTCCTTCGGCAGTGCCCGCGTCGGAAACACCAGTACCGTCTCCAGTGCCTACAGTAGTTGTATCTACAGTATCTACAGTATCTACAGTATCTACAGTATCTACAGTATCTACAGCATCTACAGTAGTTTCATCTACAGTAGTTTCATCTACAGTAGTTTCATCTACAGTTTCTGTAGGAAACTCCACGGCTTCGTACACCGTGTCTACGTCATACTGATTGCTTACTATCTGTCTGAAAACGTCATTAAATTCTGTTCCAGTAGTAACTTCAACCAGATTACCGCCTTGACCAAACACAATATCAAAAAGCTCATCAGCAATGTTTTGATAATTAGGATTAGTAGGGTCTATACCAGCAGCGTCTAAAATATTTCCTATCCAGTTTTGAGCATTTTCTGACTCATATTCTACGTTGTAGCCTGGCTCTACTTGACCAGTAATATCCCCTGTTTGTCCTACTTCATAAATTTCTGCTGTAGGGTCATGAGCAGCATCCTGAGCAACTCTAACCCAATTAGCATCGTTTTCATAAACTTCAGAAGATACTGTGTACGTACCGTCTCCAACGTCAGTAACAACACCTTCTTGTGCTAAAACATCAGGGTCTATTTGTACCCAACGTCCGTTACCAATGTAAACCCATGGTCCAGAACCAACAGCAAAAGGACGATCCTGGACGTCTTCACCACCAGTAGTAAGCATACCGCCTTCACCACTATCGTCCGTAGTGGAAGTGACATCAGTTTGTGTAGCATCTCCAGCATCAGCAGCTTCATCTGTAGCCTCAACAGCTTCATCTGTAGCCTCCGCAGCTTCACCAGTATCTGCTGCTTCAGTAGCGTCAGTAGCGCCACCACCGCCTGCTTCTTCAGTTTCAATTTGAGGACTTCTAAGGACAACAGAACCTTCTGGAATAGCGTTACCTTCTGAGTCCGTCAGTGTTTTATCTGTGTCCGGAAAAGGCTCGTACCAGTCATGTAGAGGATGTTCAGGATCATCCATAATTTCTTTAAGTTCTTCCTGAGTAACTATCTTATCTCCTTCATCAATAAAGATAGTGTCAATTCCTTCTTCACCCTCAAGAACTACATCAGCGCCTACTATGTCCTCGTCAGTTGGTAGTAGAAAAGGATCTACAGTTCCTAGCAAATCTTCGTCTTCTGCTAAAATACCTTCAGGATCATAGACAACACCGTCGTACTCTTCGCCTACTTCTTTATTTGTTACTCTGGTTGTGCCCCAACTACTGCTGTAAATATAATAATCTTCGTTATTAATAGAAGTTCCGTCGGAAAGAACGACATCTTCTCCATTTTTAAAAGCTTCTCTTTGTTCGCTAGTTAGCCTGTATCCAGTAACTTCTCCGGTTTCTGGGTCAAAAATTAAGTCGTTGGGTGTTGTTTCTGTTTGTTGTTCTTTTATGGCATCTTGAAGTTTTTGTTCAAGCTCAGCTGCTATAGTTCCTTCAGGATCGTATGTTCCTAAACCATCACTATAGTCAACACCTTCTGTTTTATTACTTACAGCAAAAACTAAAACATCATTAATAATACCGCCAGCTTTAGGCCCAGAAAACCACTGATCTTGTCTATTAATTACAGTCCCGTCTGATAAAACAACGTCTTCGCCTGCGTTAAAGTCTTCTAGCTGGTCTGCAGTAATTCTATAGCCAGAAGGCTCACCGGACTCATCATAATAAATATCTTCATAAGGTAGTTCAGTAGTCGTAACTGGAGCTTCATCTACAGTTTCATCTGTAGTTTCAACTGTAGTCGTAACCGGAGTTTCGTCTACAGTTTCATCTGTAGTTTCAACTGTAGTCGTAACCGGAGTTTCATCTACAGTTTCAACAGTTTCTTGTTGTTCTGCTTCTAAGTCAGAAACTACGTCTTCACTGATGACTTCTTCTTTGTCTTCTTCAACAGAAGGTGTCCACTCAGAGTACTCATTTTCGTCATTATACGCTCTTTCAGGGTCAGCTAAAGCATTGTGCTGTAATAATTGATCTTGTATAACGTCACTAGGTATTCCAAGAACTGTAGAAAGAGCATCTAACATAGTATCAGATGCTTCTAAGTAAGCAGTTTGCGCTTTTGTAAGAGCTTCTTCGCTTAAGTCTGAAGGAGAACCACTGAATAAAAGACCAAGAGCTTCTCCAATAGTATAGTCCCCGTCATATAAACGAGGCAAGATTCTGACTAACGGATTAGGATTTCCATGTGCTGCTAGATAAGGATTGGGACCAACATAGTGAGTTACAAAAGCCCTAAAAGAACTATTTGAATCAAAGGTCTGTCCTTTTTGATAGTCTTCAAAAGTATCTGCCATTACTTAGACACTCCTGACTTCTTTTCATAGGTCCGCATAGCGCCCAACCCAAGCATCCCCATCAACACGGGCATCATAGTAGCTGTGTCAATCAGAGGTACTACTACTTCAATCTCAAGCAACGCAAGCACAAAGTTAGCAAACGGTATCACCATGAAGTTACCCATCATTCCAAATACGCAGCACCAGCCAACCGCAGGACGCCAACCAGAGACGAACAGAGACCGATGCTGTGCTTCAGCCTTGTTGACCTCTAGCTGCCCCTTAGCAAGCTCCTGAGCGTGTCTCTGAGCCATCGTAGCGACTTCATGAGCCAGCTTAGCCTTTTGGTCCTTGTCCTCCACAAACTTGTCTAGGAGGCTTGTGACTGGTCCTATGAGCTTATCGATCATTAAACTTGTTCCATAGTTCAAACAAGGTCTTAATCTTGTCTTCTACTACGTCCATACGGGACATCAG